GAAAGGTTCAATCCCTATCAAGACTGCCACTGAGGAGCCCACGGCAAAACAAGAGGCCGCACCTCCACCCGCACCCGTGTGGCCCGCTGGGATGGTTGGCCCCCAAAAACGGCCAGATCTTAAGCCCGGTGATTTTCACGTTATTGCCAATGATATTGCTGAAGTGATGACAGCCTTCACCCATGACGGGCAGAAGCTGTGGCAGATCCCCTGTCTCTGCCGTGGGCAGGGCAAGGAAGCCGAATGGTCCCGCACTGGGGAAGACACCCCACCCGGTCTATATCTTGTGGGCAAGGTTTACCGTGATTATGAAGAGGATCCCTCGGAAACCTTCTCTGAAGAACGCCGCGCTTATGGCTGGTTTTCTTTCGACCTGATTGGCCAGGAGGGGCAGGAGGGACCAGATAGCAAGCCCTACCGTGATGGAATCATGATCCATGGTGGCGGTAGTGCCTGCGGCTGGCCTGGTGCATGGAAACCACATCAGCCCTTGCACAGCACACTTGGCTGTATCAGGGTTCACAATCAGGACTTGAAAGAGCTTCTGTTGCCCTTGCATGGCCTGGGGCGCATCTGGGTTTCGGTATTGCAAGAGGCAAAGTAAATGGCACTTGCGATTGAAGCAATTAGGCAAATTTTGATTTCCGCAGAAGGTCACACATCACTAGGCAAAAAACTTGGATGCTCTAGGGAAACAGTCAGAAGGGTGCGGGCTGGCCTTCTGTATAAGGATGTCTTGCCGCATATTGAGCGCAGGGAATATCGTTATGCCTTGTGTCATTCGTGCAAATTCTATGATCAAAAAAAGAAGGTATGTGATCTAGGCTTTCCTGAAGCAGAGCATGATGTCAACCTTCCCGGTTATGACACCAGGGAAACAGGGCTGAACTATGCCAAGCGATGCGCAACCTACCTGGAGGCAGATGAAAAAGATTTGGCCGCTTAGCCCCTATCAGGATCTGGGCTAGTGCTATAGTGCAGGAGTGGACATTGGGTAAGGGGGCCCAGGGAGGTGAGAAACCCTGGGTCTTTTTTTGTCCGCACAACAAAAAGCCCAGGACATGCCTGGGCCCTTTGATCTTCCTTGGCGTTGTGGGGATCAGCCTTCGCCGCCTTCTCCGTTGTCATAGATGGTATAAACTTCACCCAGTACATTCATCGTGAAGTTATACTTGGTCAGAGCGCCAGCATCGCCCTCCTCGGACTTGCTAGCCAAACGGCCATAGCAAAGTTTCATCTCGCTGGTGCCACCAGGCCCAACCCGCAGCCACTTAAAGCCAAGGTTTTGCGCAACGGAATACTCCTGAAGCACCGTAAGGATCTTGTGATCCACAGATTTATGAACCGTCATGCCTTTGTAGGCAATGGTGTGGGTGTTGCTCACACCGACTGTGATTGTGGCGCCACGGTTGATGGCGTCATGAGTGATGACGGTTTCATCGTTCGTCTGGGAGCTAATTGGAGCGCCCGTCACGTTCAGGAGCTGGATTGGGGCGCCCGTGCCATCCAGGGGATAAGCCGCAGCGCCTACGGTCAACTCAAGCAAGTCAGTTGCGGCATCAACTTCAGCCACAACAGCCAGGTTGCCGCTCAGTGCATCAGCCACATCAAGCCAGGCCGTCAAGCCAGCGCCGCCAACAGCAGCAGTCCGAGCATCTTCCAGCACAATCTCATTCATGAACATCGGGACGATGTAATGCTGAATCGAGACCTGTGCTGTGTAGGCAACAGTGGTGGTCATGGTCCGTGGGGTTGTTTCTGTGTTAGTTTTCCCGCCCTGCAGCAATCAGCAGCTTTGCATCATCAACAGCAGCCACAAACGCACTTCGCGGCACTGCACCATTAGGAATTATCAAGGAAGTTGATTCGCCAGTATCAGAATGGAATGTCCGCACTTGGCCGCTAGCCGATGCCTTGGCAATCAGCAAGCCGCCCCACTGATCAGCACTGACGCGATAGGGTGCCAACAGGATTGCATCATCAGCAGCCCAGCAAAGCCGCTTGGGTGCGTCTGCATTTTTCCCCTGTGCTTCTAGGTCAGCAAGCCATGGGCCATCCAACACGAATGGCGGCAATAGATTCCGCTGCAATAGTTCAAGCATTGCAGCCCCAGCCGCGCTAGTTGGTAGTGGTTTCTCATTTAGGTCACCCCAGACATAGAAATCAGATAGCACGGGCATATCACCTGAAGGCTGAACACCAGCAGCCGCGAGCGTATAGCGATTTCCCTCAGCAATCAATAGTGCTAGCTGGCTGATTGCAAGTTCTTGGCGGTGGAGATGTTCCCTTTGGGCTTTGTAACCCGTTTCAACGGCTTGGATGACGTAATCAGCTGGGAGGCTTCCGAAGCGTTCTCGGCTAAATTCTGCTGATCCTGGCCAGAGTCGCTTACAGTCCCAGTAGAGTTCTCGCCAGTTTGGTCGGTTGCAACTGATTGCCTCACCCCTAGAGACTTTCCCAACATGTTCTCAATCTCTTTAATCTCCTCCTCTGGGTTGATCTTTTTACCTGCGTTTTGCTCCTCAAGGAAGAAGCCATGAATGATTTGCCGCAGCTCACCAGGAAGCTGACGGGTTTGCTCATCACTCCAGCCAGAGTGGATCCTGCTGAGCAGAATGGTGACCGATCGAACCACCACACGATTCGTGCAGATTGTGGCTTCATCTAAGAAGGGAAGAACGATTGATTGATGCAGGATTTCAATCGTTTTCTCTTCTGGTGTCAGCCTTGATTTGCCACCACAATAAATAAAGTGTAGCGTCAACAGAAGCTGAAAACAGCGATAGGGAGACCAGGTTGGTGGTTCTGAGATGTCACCAATGTCTTTGCTCAGGTCTACGCTGGTTTCATATAGCAGACGATTAAGGGCGTTCTTTGGGTCAGCAGTACCAAGCTGCTCTAGCTCATTAACCGTCAGGTAGCCGAGCCTAGGGATATAGAACTTGCCACCCTTCCATTCAATTTCAAATCGTGCATCCTTGACGGACTGTGGCTGCTGCTCCCACGGGATAAGGTCAACCGACATTTTTTAACCTGCCGTGCTTAGATTGTGCTTTCTCATTTTATCTTATTCCACGCTACTACGAATGCCCTATTGAACTTCCCCTCATAGTCAAATTCATCGATGCCAGAGACTTTCACAACACCAAGGACAGCAGATGTCCATGGCCTGGCGGGAAGGCTTACCTTTGGTCTGTCCTTATCGCCCCATGGGTGGATGCTGGCGCCATAATGCACAGCCGTGGCATAACCCACGGACCACTTAAAGGTCGCTGTTAGGCCGTTCATGGTGAAGCTATTGCTAGCCCTTAAGGTGCCACGATCAACAATGTTTCGAGGGGTGCCCACCTCCTGGCCATTAGAACGGATCGTCACCCGTGGCCAATCCCAAGCCTTAGAACCCAAGGCCGCCTGAAAGGCAGAGTTCAATTCAGGAAACACAATCCTTGCTGCCGTCTCAGCAGCCTGCGCCGTTCGACTGCTAAACCCAGTTGAGACCTTGACGCCCGTAACCTTGACCCCTACTCTCATCGTCCTGCCGCAAAGGTGCCGGTAAATTCATCGCCGGCTTCCACCCTGACCAGCGCATCAATCCCACCTACAGAAGAGAGGGTGGCAATCGTCACATGGCCGCGCTCACCATCAGTGACCGCAGGCAGGGCAGAGAGATCACCTAGGAAGGCCTCCAATTTCTGCCCCCTCGGCAGGCCCGCTGGCTTTAGCCCCGTGTCATTCCATGCCCAGGCTGCACCAGCATCTAGCCAGTTCCCACCAGCAGGAACCACAGCCCATCTGGTGATATTACCCTCAATGCTCGCGGCGCCAATATCACGGCCCCCAGAGGATTGCTCCCCTGAAGGGCCGGACAATTCAGCAAAGGCCTCGATGACCACCGCTTCAGTGTTGGGCCTGATGCCTTCCCTGAGAGAAGTAATTGCAGCGGTTGGCCGATGCCAAAGCATCCGCAGGCTGGCAAAATCAGCAAAAGGTGTGGCCATGCCCTAGTTTTCCCCTCCCATCACCAGGGCAGCAGTTGACTAGGATCGCTAGCAATGATGCCCAGCTTGTCATCACCAGGCATCATGTCGATTCCATCTTCATTGCGCTGCCTAAAGTATGCCCTGATTTGATCCCTTAGCCGTATCTTGTTTCCGGTCAACCTATACAGGCCTCGCGTATCACGGTAGATGTCGGCATCGGGATTAAACTGATTTTCGATGAGGATTTTCCAGCGATCAACATAACGCCTGTTTACCTTTGAACCGTGCCAGTAGTGCAGGATGGTGCCATCAATGAAACCGATATTCTTTTTGATGTGCTCATCTGCCCTATGCTGCCACGCCAGGACGCGATTTAGGTAAGCAGGGTGCATCTGACGATGAACACTATCTTGCCCTTTCCCGATCAATGCTCTAGCCATGTGATGATCACCAGCCCCAAGGATTCCAAAATCCATGAAGCCTCCCACGGCGTCTAGCGCATCCCTCCTGGCAGCCCACGCATAGCCTGTGTGCCATTTGTTGACAATGGAAGCAGGCTTATCGTGTGAGCCGTAGTAAACATCAGTTGCAGGTGGCTCCTGCCCCTGCTGCCAGCTATAGACAAACCCATGGTGTGCCGCAATGGGCTCATAGGTTGGCGAAAGGTCCAGCGCAATGCTGAACATCTGAACAAAATGATAGTGCTGCAGCTTATGCAGGGTTTCACTCACCCAGTCTGGGCGAGCAAAGATCAGGTCAGCATCAATCCATGCGACATATTTCCAATCAGCTGGAAGATGCTGCAAGGCAATGTTAAGCAAGCATTCCTTTGTCCATATCTCTTGCAGGTGATCAACACGAACCTTTATGTAATCTTGCTTTAGCCTGTTTGCCGGTAGCTTTGCAGCAAGCGGCACTGGGGTGGGCCCATGGGAAGTGTAGGTGGGCTCCTCTGTTGGGATCGGGACAGGGACTGACCAGTCATCAGTAGCAGACGTTCGCTCCCCAAAGCTGCACTCTACCGTTAGCAGGATGGCGCCAGCATCGCGCACCATTTTTTGAAAGTCGGTATAAAGTTTCCAGCGGCGCTTAAAGCGTTGAGGGTTAAAGACTGGAGTGATCACATACAATGGTTGTTGTACGTTATCCTTTGGGATGTGCATGATCAGTTACCTCCGTTGATTGCTTTTGCTTCCTTGAATTGCTTGCGCAGCTCACCACGCTTCACCTTGTTTCCGATCTGTGCAACATGCGGATTAAGCATGAGGTAACCATTGCTTAGCTTGACCGCAAACCCTAAAGACGTAATCTTCTTCAGGTTTTCTTCGGAATACTGATCAGGGTCTAGCATTCCATTTTGATCAGCGCGGCGAAGCATCCGGGCAAATGATGCTGCTTCTTCTGGGGTGATGCCACCAGATTTGATCTGATGAAGCAGCTCACCAGATGCCCGTAGGGTTGGGTCCGCTGGGTGGTTTGATGACATGATGCAACGGCTTTTGATGAAATGGTGCCGTCAGGCTTAGTTTATCCAACCCACTTAGCTTCTAAGCAGCATCCCGCCACTTCCAGCCGACACCTTAGGCCGTGGCTGAACATTAAGAGCGGATGCAATCCTTGATACCAAAAGACTGATGCGCTCATCACGTTGCCCTTGTGCGCTGGCCCTAGCGCCGCTACCGAAGCGATAACGGGCCTTAAGCAAACTGGTGTCCCATGTGAGCTTGCCTGCCTGGCTGAGCTGCTGTGCGCGTGTTGGCGTAGTGCCAGGTATTGGCCCTTCATATTCCTCTGCATTGCCTAGGTGTGCCGTGCCATCGCTCACGGCGTCAGCCTGTGTTTCTTCTAGCTCCTCAATCTCATCCACCCAACCCTGAACCTGCGTCACGGTGGCAGGTGAGTTTTTGGCGACTGCATTTAACTGCTGAATCAATTCTGTCAGGCTGCCATCGCTCGCGGGCCAGTTGATATAGGTGCGGATCAACGCCAGATCATTGACGGTGGCAGAGCTGCTATTAGGCCGCCAGAGGCTGGATACGGTGGGGAGGGTCATTCTGTAGCGGCGCTTTCAACCTCTCCTTTAGCTTTCCCGCGTTTCACCCTTTCCCCATGAAGGCTGCCAAACCAGAACCTGTCCTGTGGTGTCATGCTGCGAATCAGCAGCCTCAGGATGTCCTGCCCTTCATGCTGATCTGCGATCTCTGCTAGCACTTTGATACCTTGCCGTGCGCCCTCTTCATCCCGCAAGAGCACACAGACCGAAAGGCCTTGAAACAATCGAAGGGAGGGCAAACGGGAATCCATACAGGGATTCTATCGACCCTGTCCGGCTCTGCATCAATTTGTGAACTGTCCTGGCCTGGGATGGATCAGCGCAACGGCAGGCGCTACTATTTGGACATGGAGGCGAGACCCTCCACCACCCAGCGATCGAACCATGGCCACCTTCAAATTCCTCTGGAACGGCATCAAAGTTGATAACGGCAAACTGCAGCGCGGCAGCTACAGCATTGGCAACCTCATCGGCCACCCTGAAGCAACCATCACCATCTACGCCAGAAACTACAGCGGCTTTTCTGCTGCCGTTTGGGAGGCCTTTGATGTTCAGAACGACTCAGACGGTATGACCGACTACTTCGAAACTGATCGCATCCGCGTTCGCCCTGACCATCCGCTCTACTCGCAAGTCGTCAAGGCAGCCGAAGCCGCCCATGCCCACAGTGACAAAATGCAAGCCAAGCGCGAGCAGCGATGGGCTGAGCGTCGCCTTGCTGCCGCCTGACTGTTGCCCACGGCCCGCCGGAGCCTATCCGGCACCATTCAACCCACAGCATCAACAACCATGAGCCTTCTTGTCGTCGAAACTCAGCAAGCGGATTACCTGTTCGCTTGCCCGTCCGCTGCCGATGCTTTTGCGGCCAGGCAGCGGCGCCACTGGAGCGAAATGTGTCCAGGCATTGGGCGGGTTCCCATTGATCCCGTTCCCCTTACTGCGCTGCATCGGTTCAGCGCAAGCAACGAAAACTGCCCATTGGAGCCAGGCCCTGGACAGGAGCATTGCCGCCGCGTCAGGCGCCACGTTCGCCGCTGGTGGGATGCCAGAGACGCTTGGTGGAATACCGAAGCCGAACGCTGACCCCCCACGGCCCCCCGGAGCCAATCCCGGCAAGCAATCCCACTGCAACCATGACCCACCCCTACGAAATCCACCTGCTGGCCCCTTCCGGACAACGTCGCACCTTG